AACTTACCTACTAGGGGGTTGGGATATGGCATTACAGACGCTTATAATCTTTATGGCAATAGATTATACTACTGGGTTAATTGTTGCCGGAGTATTTCACAATTCAAACAAGACAGAAACCGGGGCTTTGCAGTCGAAAGCGGGATGGAAAGGTTTGTGTCGAAAAGGTATGACGTTATTGATCGTGTTAGTGGCTGCACAACTTGACAAAATGACGGGTACAAACATAATCCGAAATGCTGTCATAATTGGGTACGCCGCAAATGAAAGCATAAGCATAATTGAAAACGCTGGATTGATGGGGCTACCAATTCCGAAGGTGCTTGTTGATGCTATTGACGTATTGAAAAGGAAAGGTGAAAGCGATGAAAACAAATCTTGAACTAGTCAAACATGTTAACATGGCACTAAAGCAAGGTTGGGGATACGTATACGGCACTTATGGTACGATATTAACTGAGCAGCTATTAAAGGACAAACTTAAGCAATATCCTAAAAACATTTGTCAGTACGAATCTTTCATCAGGTCTAACTGGATGGGCAAAATAGTTACTGACTGCGTAGGATTGATTAAGTCTTATTTGTGGTGGAACGGTGTTAAAGCCGTATACTCAAGCCTGTACGACGTGTCAGCCAACGGCATGTATGAGAGAGCGACGGAAAAAGGCCCGATTAATACTATGCCAGAAATACCGGGATTGTGCGTCAGGTTCCCGGGACACATCGGCGTGTACATCGGCGACGGGTGGGTAATTGAATCACGTGGGACAAAATACGGCGTAGTCAAAACGCAGTTGAGCGAAAGACCTTGGACGCATTGGCTCAAATGCCCGTTCATTCAATATATAGAAGAACCGCAAAAAATCACGATCAAAGTTAACGGCAAAGTGATTGAGACCGATGTTGACCCGATTAATGTTAACGGTCGTGTATTGGTTCCGGTTCGTGCTGTGGCTGAAGCGTTGGGATGTGCTGTCGAGTGGGATGGTACAACTCAAACGGTGTCAATTACGAAAGGTCAGGTGTGATTATGGACGACCCTTGCCGAAAGTGTAACGGGCATTGCAATAATTATTATGTGTGTGAGCCAAAGGAACAATATGATAAGTGTATGACTTGCGCCAATAGGGTTATTGCTTCGCCTGAGTGCGTTAAATGTGATGGGGTGAAGAATTATAAGGCTATGGAACAAACAAAGGCTCTAGGGTTATCCTAGAGCCTTAAAATTTAGCACCCTGCATTCATATCCGTTAGGGGCGAAAGCATCATCAAGGGTTTTGTTTTCATTCCCTTTTATCAGAGGATTGTCGTCCGGATTAATTATCACAGTGTCATATGGCCGATTAACACTTTGCAAGTCAAACGTCCCTACTGGGATGTAGCTGCATAATAGTATATGGTCTATCGTATAAATATTTTCGTTTTGTGGGTGTATTTCAACTACCTTTGCTTTCATAAATCATCCCTCCATTAATTTAATTTGGTTGGCTCTGTGCATTCTTTCCATTGCCTGCCTGTTAGGGTTCAGGTCTTATAGGATTGAAACAAATTATATTTGAAACTCTAAAAATACTGCTTAACAGATTGTAAGTAGTGATTTAATGTTGCGATAAATATAGACTCCCAATCTTTTTTCCCTCCGTCTGTCCAATAATCAAAGTCAGGCCTTGACCATATCTTTGAAATTTCAAATAAGTTTGTGTCTCTATTAAGAGACACAATAATTATATAGCTCCATCTTTCATCCTCATATTCATCTCCGTTTTCATCCTCGTTGAGAAAAGTTTTTCTTTCTTTGATTCCTATATAAGAATCGTGATCAACGAGGAAGTCATAGTCTTCCTTGTTGGAATCGGTTCCTCTCATTGCTTCTTTCAACGCCATTTTGATTCCGGACTGAATTGTTCTGGAAATTTCAATTATTGTATATGCTTTCATATTCTTCAACCCCCTCAATTATTTTTTTGACCATACATTCTTTCCATTGCCTGCCGGGTGACCAACCATGTACCGCCCGACTTTTTGATTTCGCCTTCCCGGAACCTTCCCTCGAGCCGGGCGACCCTCAAAGTCGAATCAGCCAGTCCCCACAGTTCAGCAGCTTCCGAAAAAGTTAGAATCTGGCTGAATGCGTCGGACTTTTCGCCACCACATACTAATATATCCATTACCTCCACTGCATCGTCTACGGGCAGTAGTTGGATTTTCTCTGCCATTACCGGATTAATGTAGTGAAAGAAAGTTGGTGATCCTGCTTGGTTCGATTGGGTACGTATTAAGTACGTACCCTCTTTGACTTTTTGCTTTCCTTCAATAAAGTCTAGGACTTGCGTCCTGTCAAGTTTGATTAGGTCTATCCAGTGTGACCTTTGTTTGTTGCTTGAGTTAATTATTGTTTTCATTGTGATTCCTCCTTGTGCCATTATCCATTCTCCCCGTATAGCCGATAGGACAGCTTAGTTATTATATTTGTTTTTCTAATATTTCCACTAACTTCCCAACATTCATATCAAAGTTGTGGCTTCCGGGTTCGCCCCAGACATAATCTGACATATGATGATTAATCATCATAGACCAAACCCATTCCATTTCTTGTTTCAATACATCTTCAAACTCGAATTTCCATGTTTCTCTTTTGTTTCTTAATCCTTCAACATTGAATGGGGCTATGTTATTATCTCTCAGCATTTCGGCTAATAATTTTATAACTCTTCTTTTTTCAATCCTATTTTTTGACTTGTCATGTTCTTTCCATTCTTCAAAATCGCATTCTGAGTATATATATGCATCGTCTGCATATATCCTAAGCTCAGACAAAAACTTTTGTTGCAGGTATTTTTCCAACATAACCAACACGCTCCTTTGAATTAATTAACTACCTTATGTATATATTATATAACTAATTCGTTATATTGTCAATAGGTTTTTGTTGATTTTTTTGAAAAATGTTATAAAATTGATACATAAATGTATAGGAGGGTTTCTATGATTTGTGAAAAATGCGGAAGTAGTAACGTGCAGGCGGTGGCTAACACGCAGGGTAAAATTAAGAAAAGGGGATGTTTGGCGACACTGGTACATATTGCGTTAATCGTATGCACTGCCGGGTTGTGGATAATTGTGCCGCTGCTGACAGGCGGCAGCAAAGGAAAGATTAAGACAAAAGTCGAATTTGTTTGCCTGAATTGTGGGGCGAAAGTGAAAAGCTGAAAATAGGAGGGCGTTGACCCTCCTATTCGTCCATCGGCTTGTTTGGGATATATTCTAACAGATCATGTAGATCGCATTCAAGAACCTCGCAAAACTTATCAAAAGGCTCTAGGGTTATCCTAGAGCCTTATTGAATTATTAATCAGCGTAAGACCATGCATACTTATCAGTATCTCCATATTTTAAGGCTGCAATTTTTTCTTATCTTGATTTTACCAAGTGACCCTGACCGTAGTCACTTGGTATTACATATCCTCTCTCGCTTGCTTCCTTTGCCAACGCGCTAAAGTTGGCTAAAAAATTCCCTGTAAATTTGTAGACCTTGTATCTCCTGCCATAATCACCTTTTGCCTGTATTACTTTTACATCTAGCATGTACTTCTTTGCTAGCCTCTCGATGTACTTACATACCATAATACGCACCCCTTTTCATAGTTTTTATTCTACCTTACAATATATATTATATAACTAATTCGTTATATTGTCAACAACTATTTTTGAATTTTATTAATTTTTTATAACATTGTTGAAATTTGCCATAATTTGAATTATAATTGATTTATGTAAAATTTACATAACGAATATATATAAGGAGTGTGGGAGTAATGGGTAGTTTGTTGAGAGAAAAGCGGGAAAAAGTTTTAAAATTTAACGACGGGCTTTTTGAAATGTTGAAAACAATAAGAAAAAAGCATTATTGCAATAACTCAAATTTTCAAAAAATTCTTTTTGACAAATTAACCGAATCCGGCAACGAAAACCTCAAAACAATTATAAAATCAATTGTGAAATTGTGATAAAATTGTGACATTTGCAGAAAAAAGCCACCCCGAAACGGGTGGCTTCGATATTTTCGAAGGGGTTCAAGCCTTTGCGGTTACTGCGTCGCAGTACAATTTCGATAATATCGGAATTATGCGTTTTACGACTGGAAATCGTGTGACGTGTTAAAGCGTCCGAGGGTTCGAATCCCTCTCTCTCCGCCACTTAGAGGATTTTAGTTGAATAACAAAATCCTCTTTTATTGTGACATTATTGTGACATTTCAATTTTTTCAGTTTTTTGTGACATCAGAACCAGGTTGTCAATATTGTTGCTGGCTTTTTTAATCAGCGTTTTGTTGCCGTGCAGATATATATCTGACGTTATTCCTATTTTGCTGTGGCCTAACAATCGTCTGAGCGTATCTAAGTCAGTGCCGGATTCTAGTTGCAACATTGCAAAGGTATGCCGCAGATCGTGAAAACGGCAAGTCGGAAGATTGTTGCTTAGCTGAAAGTTTTGGAGCTGCCGGGCGAAGTGTGACGGATCAGGTAATTTTCCGTTAATCTCGCATACATATTTTTGTATTCGACCTTCAGACTTTTCGAGTTCTTTGAGCCGTTTCAATTCGTCAGATATGAACCCGTCTATATCGATCAATCTTTCCGATTCCTTTGTTTTCACTTTGCGATGGAAAGTTCCGGTACTGGCTATAGTGTAGTTATTTCTTATGTATGCGATACCTTTTTCAAAATCTATATCTGACCATCGCAGCCCCAAGCACTCTCCACGTCTTAATCCTCGCATAGCCGCAAGTAGTACCGGAAAGTATAGCGGATGATCTAATTCCCTTAATAATGTAATAAGTTTGCCCAAGTCGTCAGCAGAGTAGACAGAAGCGACAAATTTATTTTCGTTGTCGTCTTCTCTTATTTCTACGCCGCTTGACACGTTTTTTTTCACTAATTCGGTTTTGATTGCGTAATTTAATGCGGCGTGTAATGTGCTATGTATGTATTTCACAGTCCTGTATTTTGCACCTGTAGCAGATATTTTGTCTAACATTTCTTGTACATCTATTAATTTTAACTTGATTAATTTTGTATCGCCTATGTATTTGTTAATATGGTCGATATTGACTTGGTACCCGCTTAACGTAGTAGGGGAAAGCTTGTTTTCTTTTGTCTTAATCCAGCGTGCCAGAAAATCCTTAACTTTTGTGCTGTCGGCATCTTCGGCCAGGCCTTTCAAGATTCTTTCCGTATCAATGCACCAGTTTTCGGCATCCTTCTTTTTTTCAAATCCGCTTTTGTACTTACTTTTTTTGTTGCCGTTTTTGTAGTACCATATGCGGCCGCTGTAATAAGTTTTCGAACCTTCTTTATAGCTCTTAATCTCCATTTAATCACCTAACCTTTTGATGAAATTCAACACCATTTCAAGGTCTTTTCCTTTTAGCTTGTTAATTATGGGTAATATATCCCTTATTTTTGGATTCGCCAGGAATTTATTCAATAAGTCATCAACATCCTTATTGATCTGTTCTGGGTTATCCCACCCTAACAACGTGTTTGCGTCAACTTCTAGTGCTTCCATAATCAATTCCATGGTGTCGGCATACGGCTTATTTTTGTCCAGCTCCCAATCGCTTACCGAATTGTGTTTCACTCTTATTAATTCCGCTAATTGCTTTTGTGTCAGTCCTTTGCGTAACCTTGCTGCTCTCAATCTCTTTCCAAAACTCATTTTTCTTAATTCCTCCTTATCATATATATGTTAACACACAATTTCGATTTTGTAAATATTTCTTTTCGAAAATTTCGAAAAATATTATTGACTTTTCGAATTCGTCGGAATATAATTAAGGTGTTCGATAGTTTCGAAATTCAAACAACGCAATTCAAAAAACAAACAGGGGGTATTCTGAAATGGGTATCGGTCAAAAAATTAAGCAGTTCTTAGAAAAAAACAATATAAGTCAGACACAATTATCAATCGAAACAAAGATTCCATTACCGAAACTGAACCTTGCTCTCAACGAAAAGAGAAGGTTGACACTTGAAGAAATTGAAGTCATTTGCTGGGCTTTGAACGTTGAGCCTAACAAGTTCCTAACTCCACGCAAGCCGGGAAGAAGGTGAGTTAATGTATCGTACTTTCTTGAAAGTCAAGGAAGTTATGGAAACATACAACATCGGCAGGGACACTATCTATAATGCTATTCATCGCGGAGAACTTAGGGCGTACAAGCCTAATCGCAGAGACTTTCTAATCAAAATATCAGAACTGGAAGAGTGGATTCAAAGTAAACCAGTTAATTAAAAGGAGCTGATTCAATTGCCTAAGTGTGAATTTTGCAAGTCTGAAGCAAGAGGGTATGTTTTGCAAGTTCCGTTATGTTTGTCTTGCATGTTAGCTTCAAAATTAGCGTTGGACAAGCTGATTGCAACTGTCAAGGAGGACGACAAAATTACGGATGATAAGAAGGAAATAGCTGAATTGGAGAAGCGGTATAGCATGGGAATGAACGTGAAAGGAAGTGATTGACAGTGACGAACAGCGACAAAAGAAATGAAAGCAAACGTTGCCAAGGTGCATACAAAATTAAAACAACCCTGCGTAATGGTGGCAGAATAGCAGGAATAGGAATTTCTGAGGACGATTACAGCGAAGAAAGCGGAAGACCCAATCACGACCCCGGTAAAATTCAAGTCAAAACGAGGGCATATACACCGGAAGAACTTGTGAGATTAAACGGTCCGGTTATAACATACAACATTAAAGATTTGGACAAGCATTTGAAAGGAAGTGATTGATAGTGAATGACGAATGGAAAACACCAGATTATATTTTCAATTATCTTAACAATATTTTTTGTTTTGATTTTGATGCGGCTGCAAAAAAAGAAAACTCACGGTGTGAAAAGTTCACAAATAATAGCTTAATTGATGAGTGGGACGGTGAAAGGATTTGGTTGAATCCACCTTATTCAAGGGGTAATTTGCCTAGATTTTTGGAAAAAGCATACAAAACAAGTCTAAAAGGCAAGGTGGTTGTTTGTTTGGTGCCGCTGGATATGACAGGATGGGTCAGAGATTGGATTATTAAAAAAGCTCAGGTTTGGATTCCTGATGAAAGGATCGCTTTTATCAATCCCGAAAACGGATTGCCTGGTTGCAGTCCTAGCAAAGGCAGTATGATTGTTATATATGGAAGCGGTTCGCTTCGGGTTGATTATATTCACATACCGAAAGGTAGTGATTGACTTGGTAGGTTTTGAAGTTCTAGTATTTTTTGTTGGTCTAACGATAGGGATTGGAATTGGTGCGATGATATCAGAGGGGGATGATTAAAGTGTGGGTATTTGTCGGAATTGCAGTAGTGCTTACACTGTTTTACGCGTTTGTCATAGGTCAAGATGATAAGGAGGACGATTGATTATGCAGTTAGTTGATAGATGGTGGACAGATGAGAATAATAACAGATGGAACGCAGCAAAGTGGAATAAAGAAGCCGCGGAAGTAGCTTCGAGAACACTTGTTGATTGCAGTGATTGCAGTGATTGCAGAGATTGCAGTTATTGCAGAGGTTGCAGTAATTGCAGTGATTGCAGAGGTTGCAGTAATTGCAGTGATTGCAGAGGTTGCAGTTATTGCAGAGGTTGCAGTGATTGCAGTTATTGCAGTGATTGCATAGGTTGCAGTGATTGCAGTTATTGCAGTGATTGCATAGGTTGCAGTGATTGCAGTTATTGCAGAGGTTGCAGTGATTGCAGTTATTGCAGTGATTGCATAGGTTGCAGTGATTGCAGAGATTGCATAGGTTGCAGTGATTGCAGTGATTGCAGAGATTGCAGTTATTGCAGAGGTTGCAGTAATTGCAGTGATTGCAGAGGTTGCAGTAATTGCAGTGATTGCAGAGGTTGCAGAGATTGCAGAGGTTGCAGTGATTGCAGAGATTGCAGTGATTGCAGAGATTTTCGCAATAACCCGCAAATATATCGTACGGCGCAAATCGGCAGTAGGAAAGATATAACTATTTTCTACTGGAACTCAAAAAAATGCATGGTTAAGTGCGGATGTTTTTGGGATACATTGGACAAATTTGAGAAACGTGTTAAGGAAGTACATGCAGGCACACAGCACGAGATTGAGTACATGAAAGAAATTGCGAAGGTTAGAAAATTATTGGAGGATGATTGATTATGTCAAGAATTTATTTTCGTAATTCCGTGATGACCGACAGCGGGTTAGTGGTTGTAAGAGGTTGGTATAGCAAGTTTGCGCCATATGTGTACAAACAGTTAATTTTTAGATATTGAGGGGAGGAATCCAAGTGAACCAAGCAACATTAACAAAATTAACCGAAGCGACCGAACAATATCAGCAGGCATTACAGAATTTCAACTATGCGGACAGCGAACATATTGGCAAGGCATCGGAGGAACTGACGGACGCAATAAGGAAGTTAAAGACAATTGTATTTATTTTGTACTTGGGGGTGCAAAAACTATGAAAATTACCGGAAATGTGGCATACCTGAAAGTGTTAGTCAGGCAATACGGCAATGCAAAAGTCGAACTGGTATGTGAAATGCAGGAGTTGGAGACAAAGGCTTGGCTGGCATTGCAAAAAGGACATTACAAAATGTTCGGCAAGCTGGCTGCAAAGTGGAACCAGGTTAATTATGACAACAAATTATTCAAGCCCGATCCATTTATGGCGGTTCGTAAGTTGGCTGAGAGAGTGAGGGTGTGAGGCATGAAGATACTGGTGGCGTGTGAAGAAAGTCAAGCAGTAACTATTGAATTTAGAAAGTTAGGTCATGAAGCCTATAGTTGTGATATTGAACCTTGTAGTGGCGGGCATCCGGAATGGCATTTGCTACAAGATGTAATTCCACTTTTGAAAGAAAAATGGGATATGATAATTGCTTTTCCGCCTTGTACATATCTTACATCTGCCGGAACTAGACACTATAGCTTAAAGATGAATACACTTGAGAAAGTTAATTCAAGAATTAAAGAAAGAGATAAAGCTGTTGAATTTTTTATGGCTTTTGCAAATGCAGATTGTGAAAGAATAGCAATAGAAAATCCTGTTGGATATATGAATACTCATTGGAGAAAACCAAATCAAATAATTCACCCTTATTATTTTGGAGATAATGCCCAAAAAAGAACATGTTTATGGTTAAAAGGTTTGCCAAATCTAAAGCCAACCAAGATGTTGCCAAAACCAGAACCAATGTATGTTTGTGAAGGTGAAAAACGCAAAGGTAAACCAATAGGATGGTGCGAAGGTATGAGAGGAATAAAAGGCGGTCAAAAAGAACGTGCTAAGGCGAGAAGCAAAACATTTCTTGGTATAGCCAAAGCAATGGCTCAACAATGGGGGGCGTGTGAGGCATGAACGTGGTCTATTGCAATTCTAGTTGTGAACACAGTAGCAACGGCATATGTACGAAAGCGGTAATTGAAGTCAGAGTGTATGTAAGTAAGGTGACAGGCAAGAAAAAGGCTATTTGCGAAAATTACAAAGAAAAGAGGATGGAGAAATGATAATTAATATTCAAGAAATTATTAACAACAAAGTTAAAGAAATGGAAGAAAAACAGTTAGTCGAAAAGGCTATACAGGAAACTCTTGAAAGGTCTGTTTTGAAAGCTGTGACTGACACAATGGATTCGTATAGTTTGCAACGTGAAATTAGGGACAAGCTTGACAAACAAGTGTCGGACGTGGTCAAGAATATCGGATTTGAAGCTTATAACTCTTTCATATCCGAAAAGTTGACGCAGATCATTAACGGAGTTTGCAGGAAAGATATTGAAGAGAAAATCAAGAAAACCTTTGATGATATTCTAGTTTTGAAACGTGAAAGCATTAAGTTATCTGATATATTCAAGTCATATAAAGAATGGGTTTGTGGAAACACCGAGGAATCTGAAAAATATGATCTTGAAGGTCAATTCTATGTGAAATTTGAAAAAAGTGATTATGGTTGGTACAACGTTGAGCTTAATAAAGAAAAACCAGAACGTTACGGAGATAGGCAAGTTATAAAATTTACAATCCATGTTAATAGGGATGGTTCAGGTTGGCTTGGAAATTTGTATATAAGCGGAGACAACGTTGAAAAGACTGTTAGTTTTGGATATCTGAATGAATTTGAATCTTTGATTTTAAATCTCAAGTACAATAAAACTCCCATAATCATTGACGTTGAGGACGAGGAAGATATTGACACTTCATTTGATATTGACTATTAAAAAAGCCGCTAGATTCAGCGACTAAAATAAAAACCTTAATTCAAATTATAAACGAAAGCGAGGTGTTTGGCAAATGAAAAAATATCGAGTTTGGCATGGCGAGAAATGCAGATCGGAAATGTATGAAATTGTTGAGGCGAGAAACGGTAATGAAGCAAAACAAAAAGTAAAAGACATGTTTCCAGATCACAAAATTTCTACTTGTTGGTTGATTGAGAGATTATGAGGAAGATGAACAGGAGGATAGTAGTGTTTATTATTGACAAATCAAAACATTATGAATGTGTTAATTGCGGAAGAAAACCAGAAATCGAAATTGAAATGAGCATGGTGACAATTGATCTATGCGGACGTTGTGCGGAAATGTTAGGTCAAATGTTAGTAGAAGCGGTTGAGGAGGATGAAGATGAATAATGACAGCGAAAAAGAAAAAACTTGCAAAAACTGTTTGTTTTCGCAGGACTACGGCGAAAGTACGTTATACATTAAGTGCGAGAAAGGTAGAAAGAAATACGTTGAAAAATCTGGAACTTGCAAGGATTGGACGCCTAGATCGTAGGGAATGGGTTGAATCAAATAATGACCGTCAGTGGTGGTAGAAAATAGGAGGAAAAATAATGGAAAATTTAGTGTTAGAAATGATTAATGAAATGGTGGACAATGAAGATCGATTTGTAATCGATGATGATGGCAAGGCAGAATGGGCATTGAACAAAATCGCAGAAGAAAAAGCAGAAACTCAAAGAATGATTAATGTTGCTAACAGCATGATAATGAAGTATCAAGAAAAAATAGAGGTTTATCAAAATCAATTTGAAAGTAAAACTGCGTATCTTAAAGAACAACTTAGGCAGTATTTTGAAACTGTACCTCATAAAGAAACAAAAACTCAGGAAACATACAAACTTCCGTCAGGCACTCTTAAACTCAAGAAACAAAATCCGGAATATATTCGTGATGAAGAAAAACTTCTCGAATGGGTCAAGGCAAATAAATTAAGTTATGTGAAAACTAAGGAATCTGTTGATTGGGTTGAATTAAAAAAAGAATTGAAATTTGTTGATGATAAGGCTTTGACAGAAGACGGAGAAATAGTTGACGGTGTAACAGTATCAGAAAGACCGTCAATATTTGAAATTGATATATAAGGAGGTATACTTAATGCCAATTAATGGGTTATCGAATATAAGAAGAATTCCCCGGGAAGGAAAAATAAGACTTGGAGAAAAGAAAGTGAGTGCAAGTGGCAAGGAATATCCGGTGCAACTTGATTATTTGAAAGTGCCTGAAGCCGTTCAGGCGGTCTACGGAGAAAAGCCGAAAGAGATCGACGTAATGTTTGCGTCCGACGATGAAGAGCATATATTCCCGCAATATTACAAATTGTACGGCAGCACAGGGCTAAAGTGTAAGGGTGATGGTGTAACGTCTATAATCATGAAACGTGGCGAGGTTATCGAAAAGAAATGTACTCCTGGGGCTGATGAGTGCAAAGGATGTAAACCCATGGCAACATTGAGAATGTTGTTGCCGAAAGTACCGGGATTTGGGGTATTTGAAATCGTCACATCGTCTTGGAACTCTATCGTTAACCTCAATAGTTGTATTGATGCCATTAAGTTAATGACAGGCGGTAGAATTGCATTTGTGCCGCTCAAACTCAGATATGTTGAGCATAACGCAGTAATTCAAGACACTAAGAGCGATAAGCAATTTCAAAAAACTGTGTACGTTTTGAATCTTTCGATTGACGAAACTATTGAAAATTTTTACAAGCGTTATAGATTGCCTGAGCCGGAATCCGACCCAGGATTGGCTTTGGCAAACCAGAAGATGCAGGCGTTACTTGAATCAAAAAAATCATCGGTAATTTTGGACGATGGTGACGAGTTGGAAGAGGTTGGCGAGTATTGCCAAGTTTGCAATGAGTTGATTACGGATTACAAGGCAACTACGGTTGAGCAATTGGTCGATAATAGCGTTAAGTTGTATGGTATGCAAATGTGTGCTCATTGTGTTATTAAGAAGTCTAAGGAGAACGACAGTGAGAAGTCCTGACGAAATAATAAGGGCGGCGGCAACACTACAAGAGCCGCCCGACACCTACGAAAACATTGAGTTGTATTTGTTTTTTGTCCTGCAAAGTCTGTTAAGGGCTTATGAATACGGACAATTAACAAAGGAAAAGGCTGGCGGGCTGAAAACTAAGGCGATCAGCAATTATAGTAAGGATTGCAAGATATATGAGCGGTACAAGCATTACAGTGAATTAATTGATCGGTCACAGCTGTTGAGGATTGAGTTAAGGAAGAATCCAAACATCCGGACGGCTATTGAGTTGATTGAGTGTTACAGCGGTGAAATTGGGATGTGGAAGGACGTTGAAGAAAAGTTGAAAGAGTAAAAGCGCTATAAGAAGAAAGGGGTTATTAAATTGCCAATAGAAGTCAAACGTTACAAATGTGCATACTGTCAAAAAAGAGTTAGAGCAAAGAAAAGCGACATTGTAAAGCATGAATCAATTTGTTTTTATAATCCTGATGTTAAATCATGTGTAACTTGTGACCATCGAACGACTGACGAAAACGGAGCCTGGTGCGAAGCTTTAAAAAAAGAAATTTTTGTTAGGTTTCAATCTATTAGAAATTGTATTTATTGGTCACAAGAAATTTTAAAGGGGGATAACGATGGCGAATAAGGTATTTTTGGTCGGCAGACTTGCAAAAGACCCGGAAGTAAGATATACGAATAACAACTTGGCAGTGTGTAATTTTACGCTTGCGGTAGATAGAAGATTTGCGAAAGAAAACGATCAACAAGCCGACTTTTTTCAAGTCGTGGCATGGCAAAAGACTGCAGAGTTTTGCAGCAAGTACTTTTCAAAAGGTCGTAAGATTGTTGTGATCGGAAGGTTGCAAACTAGATCTTGGGACGATAACGAGGGTAAAAAGAGGTGGACAACTGAGGTTGTGGCGGAAGAGGTGGATTTTGCGGACAGTAAAAAGGGTAATACTGGCGATGCTTACGAACCGACGCAGAATAATTCCGGCGGCGGGTTCTATCCGGTGGACGAGGACGACGAATTACCGTTTTAGAAATGGGGGTGTTATTGTGAGTGTACAGATTATAAAAAGGTTAAGTAATTCAATTGAGAAAAGAACAATAGACAGGATCCCGAACGACGCTCCGCAAATTGCCTATAATTCTGAGGGAAGAGTTTCTGTGAGAATACCGCAACATGAAGGTGATGTACTTATTGTTTTTGACAGACCGTTATCAAGGGAATTAATAAGATTTTTGAAGCATGGAGTAATAGAAGGAATGGAGCGCCAAACATGGTGCAGCGAGTGTGCAAGAACGTTAGACGACGAATTACCGTTTTGATGGGGCGTGATTAAATGAATGACGTACAGCTAGAAAACGGGTATACCGCCATAGCTCACACCATACTCGAACAAATGGCACGAATCAAATTAAGTCCTACACAATACAGGTTAATTTTCGTTGTATGGCGGTATACATACGGATTTAAGCGTAAATCTCATAACTTGACGCTCTCGTTTTTGTCGAAAGCTACAGGGTGCAACGAAAGACAAATACAAAGAGAGCTGAAGAGGTTAGAGGACAGAAAAATAATTTTTCAGCGGGTTAATTCGAAGCAAAGAAAAATCAGTTTCAACAAAAAATATAGTCAGTGGGTTGGTGAAATAGACATTGGTGAAACAGTCAATGCTGGAGAGTTTGACATTGGTGAAATAGACAATGGTGAAATAGACATTGGTGAAACTGACATTGGTGAAATAGACAATCGGTCAAACAGTCAATGCAGCATTGGTGAAATAGACAATGCTGACATTGGTGAAATAGACAACCAAGAAAACTATATTAAAACTAATATTAAAACTAATATAAAAGAAGCTACTACTATAGAGAATCCAGTCGAGCAAATTGCAAATTTATTTTTCGAATTGACCGGAAGATTTGCAAACAGAAATGATTACGTTTCAATCTCAAAAATCGCTGAATCTTATTCTGATTTTGAAACAATCAAAAAAGTTATGAAATCCGTAACTGAGAAAAAAAGAAAAAAAGACCCTAGTGACAAAATCAAATCATTTTCTTTTTTTGTCGGAGCCATAGAGGACGAATTCAAGAAAATTGAAGCAATAAAGGCAGGTGAGAGTATTGGAGGAACTCAACAAAATAGTGCAGCGGATTATGACTACAGCAAACTTATGTATAAAGGAACACCAGGACGCATCGATGACGACATTGACTTTTGAGTGCGAGAAGTGTAAAGACACTGGATGGGTTGAGGTTGAGGAAATAACGACACAGTGCGGAATAACAACAAAAGGCGTAAGGCGGTGCGAATGCGTAGAAGTTAAGCGGTGCAAAAAGATACTTGAGGATAGCGGAATAGCTGAAGCGTTCAGGTCAAAAACGATAAAGGACTACATAACAAAAAACGAGCAGCAATTAACAGCAAAACAGATGTGCGTTGATTACATAAGAGGATACAAAGACATTAGCCAGCTATCAGAAAATTCTATCGCATTTCTGGGACAAGTTGGAGCCGGAAAAAGCCATCTTACGATAGCTGTAGGAAACGCACTTTTGAAGTCAGGAATCGGCGTGGTATATATGCAGTACAGAGAAGCGGTTACACAATTAAAACAGTTAATTACGGAGGAAGAGGACTTTCAGAAAATGCTTAACAGGTACAAAAATGCAACTGTGCTGATTATAGACGACCTCTTCAAAGGGATGCTGCGAAACGGTCGAGCGAACGAGAGCGACTTAAACATCATGTTTGACCTTATTAATTATCGATATCTGAAAAAGTCACCTGTACTGGTGTCTAGTGAGTACAAATTAAGGGATTTAGTTGGGTTTGATGAAGCGATAGGAAGTAGGATAGGCGAAATGTGCAAAGGAAGGATAGTTGAGTTTGTGGGGCAGGAATTAAATCATAGAATGAGGTGATGGGAATGGTGAAATTAAAACTTGTATATCCAAAGAAATCCATATCAACTAAGTCGGGAGTAGGGGTTAGATTAGATTGTTATTCTTTACATGATCTTGTGGATAGCGTCAGAGAGATTATTAATACAATAGGGATTGAACAATTTAAGTCATTTGAAACAAAGAGCTTTGAGAAATATAAGGAGTTGAGAAAATGAAATCAATAGAATCACAAGAACAAATTGCTTTGATGCAATGGGCAGAATTACAAACATTCATGCACCCGGAATTACGATTATTACACCACATACCGAACGGCGGTAAACGCAACATGGCAACGGCGGCGAGATTGAAAAGAGAGGGAGTTAAAGCAGGGGTACCTGATTTGTGTCTGCCAGTCCCGAAAGGAAAATGGCACGGATTGTATATCGAAATGAAGGCGGCGAAGGGGAAAACGTCAGATATGCAAGATTGGTGGATTTGGCAGCTCAGAAAGCAAGGTTATTGTGTGGTTGTGTGTTATGGGTGGGAAGCGGCAAAAGACACGATCATGAGTTATCTGCAAGGAAAGGAAGATGGGCTATGTTAGACAACTTAATAAGTGACATGACTTTTGAAAAATCAACGGCTGACGCAAAGGCTAGAATCAAACATCTTGAGAGAGTTATACAGATGTTATCGGATGAAAATAAGAAATTGAGGGAGTTGATAAGGAATGAAAATAAAGGGGCTTGAGGAATTAGGTGTGGTATTGGCATAAATCAGTGAAATAATAAAAATTTAATAAAAATTGTGGTATTGGGGGTGAAGTTATGCAAATTGAAAGGAAATGGGCCATGCCAAACAGCGAAACATTTTCAATAAAACCCATCAAAGAATTACTTCAAAAAGAAGTTGATGACGGGATTTGGTTAGACCCATTTGCAAGGAATAGTAAGATTGCGACTATCACGAATGACCTCAACCCAAACTGTGATACAGATTACCATATGGAGGCTACAGATTTTTTAAAGATGTTTCCAAATGAATATGCGGACGGTGTATTATTCGACCCACCTTATTCACCACGACAAATAAAAGAATGCTATGAAGGTATAGGAATTAAAGAATTTAATACCAAAATGGATTTTTATTCTAATGTTAAAGACGAAATTGCGAGAGTAGTAAAACCTGGTGGGAAAGTAATCAGTTTTGGTTGGAATAGTATGGGGATGGGCAAAAACAGAGGGTTTGAGATAAAAAGAATTTTGTTAGTTCCTCATGGTGGTGCTAAAAACGACACAATTGTAACTGTAGAAGTATTGAATAAAAGTTTTAAATAATTAATTTACTGTACCTTGACAAAGGACAGCCCAATTAAGGGCTATCCTAAGGGAATTATACCACAACTAAATCCGCATGCAAAGTAATGAAAGGAGTGTTTAGATGAATGAAAAAACCACAGGTAAATCCACATACCCAAATAAAGCCGATACTTTTCAACACGCAAATGGTAAGGGCGATAGTGGACAGCAGAAAGACAAAGACTAGACGACCAATACAATACAATAGGGACTGGAATCCTTTAAGTTATGGCAGAGATAAGTTTTATAAAACAGTTGACATTTTGAACGGAAGACCTGGACTATGGGCAGGTTTTTACAAAAATAGTGACGTGTTTTTGTTGACGGAGAGCAACACATTGATGCGATATACTTCAAATCACAATATCAAATCGGCGATGTGTTGTGGGTTCGAGAAACGTGGCAGGAATTATATAAATGGCTTGATAACGGGAGATTGTCGGACGAATCAAAATATTATTATGCAGCAGATGGTGAACCTGAAATTGAAATGACAGACGATAACGGTTTTAGATTGGATAAATTTAAATGGCGGCCATCAATCCACATGCCGAAAGAAGCAGCAAGGATATTCCTGGAAGTTACAGACCTCAGAGTTGAGAGAGTACAGGATATTACGGAAGAGGACGCACTCAAAGAGGGATTCTCTAGTCGATTGGATTTTAGAGCAACTTGGAACTCAATATATAACAACTGGAATGAAAACCCTTATGTATGGGTGATTGAGTTTGAAAGGTGTGATAAACCATGACATTCAAAACTCAACAAGATTGGAAAATCCTTAACAAACTAGACAAGCCCGGCGAAGTTACAACAAGGAAAATGACACCAGAAGAAATAGCGAAATATGGCGAGCCTAACGAGATCAAGCCCAAACAGGGCTATAGATGGAAAAGGGAGGAAAAAGGTATGAGAATCGGAGAGGTAACAACAGCACAAATATTAGAGGTATGTATGGAACACGGTACAGGAGTTGAGGCACAACAGATAATTGCGGACAAGTACAAGGTTGACAGGAAGGCGGTTGCTAAAACTATATGGAATCGCAAAATCAAAGAGAAGTTGGAAGCATTGAAGGAAATGGAAAATAGAGTTGTTGAGGGAGAAGGAATTAAGGAACCTGTGGGGATTTTAAGTGAGGTTGAGAAACCACAACGTAACGATGCGTTAGACGCGTTTGTATATGCGTTTCAAAACAAATCTGCTCATATTGATATGGCGATGGAAAAACCGAGATTGAAACCTAAAACATTACAGTCGCAAGCTATTGAGGGAATAGAATATATTATTTCCGAAGAAGTTTTGAGAATAGATTCTGACAGCGTAATTTTTGACATAGCCATAGATTCGTTACACGATCTTATACAGGATTTGCAGGAAGTGGAGAGAATAACAAAGGGGTGAGCGAATGAAAAAAGATCACTTAAGGGATTATTGTACGGAAGCATTTCGATTCTACGCAAAGTCGGGAGGACGGAACACGTTCCTAAAAACTATCGAAAATGACATAGTGAAGTCGAAGGGAAACGGAGTTTGCAAACCTACCGAAGCGGCATTGATCAGACAAGAACAGATAATTGCGGAACATGCGGCGGAACTGGCAGATATAGAAGCGGTTAGCAAAGTGTTAGTGTCGCTCGATATGTGTAATCATCGGGACATGATTAGGGCTATAGAGATTGTGTATTTCGCTGATTGTTGGAGGGATTTGGAGAAGGGCGATATATCAACAAGGGTACATAAGGCGGAGTTGATTATTCCGGCATCGGAAAAGACTATATATAGATGGCTCAAGCAGGCTAGGATTATGTTAGCAAAGGAAAGGGGGCTGAGGTTGTGAAGGTAGAAATTGATATTGACGAGAACACTATCGCACAGTTAGTAACACAGGAAATTGCAAGAAGAATTGTATTAGAACACGGCTATGAAAGCCGGGAAGCAAAGATAGGTATCAGAGACGGGTTGGACAAGGCAACAAAAGAGCATATATACAATAACAAAGACACAATTATTGAAAGATGTATAGAAAAAGCCACAAAGGAAATCATCAGAAAAGGATTACCGAAATTAATCGAAAAATTCGAAAGATGACAGTAGTGAGGGTTAATTACATGATATGCTATATATAGTTGTTACGGTTATGTATTAAGGATTGGAACTCTTTCGAGAGTTCTTATTTTTTTGAGGTGATTGAAATGGATTATTCATTATGGCATAAGTTGGTTGCGTGGAGAAACGAAGTGTTACAGGCGGGAGACAGGCCGAAAGCCGTGAGAATACAAAGATATATCGACAGGACGAAATTTACAAAACCGCCAGAACCTCCACGAAACAGAACAGGAGTTAATCGGTGAAACCTTGGGCAGAGCATTTCTACAAAAATTCAGCATGGACGAATTGTAGGGATGCCTTTTTTTTATCTCGACATGGGTTGTGCGAGAGGTGTAACGGAGTTGGAAAGATTGTGCATCATAAGACTTGGTTAACTTCTGAGAACATTAATAACCCAAACATTACGTTGAATTGGGACAACTTAGAATTGTTGTGTCAGGATTGTCATAATAAAGTGCATATGAGTAACGGCAGTGCGTTGAATGATGATCTTATGTGTGACGAGTTTGGGGATATCGTGGAAAGGTTTACATAATATCCCCCACATAAATCACAAAGGCCTCTACGCCTAGCGACCGAAGGGAGGAGCTTCGGAAAATACACTAGGCTCACATAGAGGGGGTGTAGTAGAAATGGGAAAACGTACCAATTTTCACAGAAAGGCAGGTGAACATAATGGAAATAAAAAAACATGTTTCAAAAGCGGAAAGAGAACATAAAGAAGAACGTATCAAAAAAGAGATAAGCAGACTGAACACTGTTTTCAGAGGACTTGACACAAAAACAAAGAAAGTTGCTGAATCTCTTATTAAAAACGCTGCATTCATGGCAATAACCTTAGAAGATCTTCAAGAAACCATCAACTCTGAAGGAGCTGTTTCAGAGTACCAAAATGGCGAAAACCAATGGGGAACCAAAAAAAGCCCTGAGGTTGAAATATACAATACGATGATTAAGAACCACTCAACCGTTATGAAACAGCTGTCTGAATTAGTTCCGAAAACACCGCCCAAACAGGAGGACGACGGATTTGATGAATTCGTTGGTGGGAAATGAGCACCGCAGCAAAGAAAGCAATTCAAAGAATCAAATACGATGAAAATTTCAATCCGATAATTGCTTATTTTCTCTGGATTCAGCAAAACAGAAAAAAGGTCGGAAAGAAAATATTCAACGTATACAAAGAGCTTGTAAGAATAATTAACAATCCTAACAGCGAATGGGAGTACAGCCCAAGGAAAGCCAGTCACGCAATAGAATTCATCGAAAACTATTGTAAGCATTCAAAAGGCAAACTTGGTGGTAAACCGTTTTTGCTGGAGCTATGGCAAAAAGCTTTAGTTGCCGCGACATTCGGCATAGTTCATAAGATAGATGGCACAAGAAAGTTTCAAGAAATCCTTTTGGTGGTCGCAAGGAAAAACGGAAAGTCAACACTTGCGGCAGCTATTGGGTTATACATGCAAGTAGCAGACGGAGAGCCCGGTAGTGAAGTGTACGCCTGTGCAACAAAGAAAGATCAGGCGAAGATCATCTGGCTTGAAGCCAAAAGAATGGTCAAAAAATCTCCTGTATTATTCAAAAGAATCAAGCCTCTAGTTGCAGAAATGACAGCAGAGTTTAATGATTCTTTTTTTAAGCCCTTGGGTAGTGATTCAGACACACTTGACGGGCTGAATGTACATGCCGCGCTACTTGACGAAATACACGCATGGAAAGACAAAAACCTCTACGACGTAATCGTAGACGGCACAACAGCCAGAGAGCAGCCGCTAATTTTCATCACAACAACAGCCGGAACAGTTAGAGAATGTGTGTTCGACCTCAAATACGATGAAGCTGAAATGGTCATTAATGGTTATGAAGACGAGGCTGGATACAAAAACGAAAGATTATTGCCAATCATCTATGAATTAGACAGCCGGGATGAATGGACTGATATCGAAAACGCCTACAAAGCTAATCCTGGACTTGGAACTATCAAGAAAATTGACCAGTTGCAAGCGAAGATTAACAAAGCGAAAGCAAATCCTATCCTGGTTAAAAACTTGCTTTGTAAAGACTTTAATATTCGGGAAACAACCGCTGAAGCATGGTTGCCATTTGAAGTTATCTTGAATAAAGAAACCTTTGCATTGCAGGATTTAAAACCCAAGTACGGCATTGGTGGTACCGACTTATCATCCACAACCGACTTGACAGCTGCAAAAGTGTTATTCATGGTGCCGGAAGATCAAAGAATATACGTCATGCAAATGTACTGGTTGCCCGAGGACTTGCTAGAGCAACGAGTAAAAGAAGATAAAATTAGATACGATATCTGGCGAGACATGGGACTTCTTCGAACCTGTCCTGGTAATTCAGTTCACGCAAAATATGTGACTGAATGGTACAAAGAGATAGTAGAGAAGCACAACGTATACCTTCCGTGGATAGGTTACGATTCATGGTCTGCAAAATATTGGGTAGAGGAAATGAAGGCATATTTTGGGGAGGAAAGCATGGTACCAGTCATACAAGGAAAGAAAACTTTGTCAGGCCCGATGAAAAAATTAGGTGCCGACCTGGAAAGCAAGTTAATTGTATACAACAACAACCCGATCGACAAATGGTGTCTATCAAATACCGCAATCGACGTTGACAAAAACGACAACATACAACCGATCAAGACAAGCAATCAACGCAAAAGGATTGACGGCACAGCGGCTTTGCTTAATGCTTACGTGGTGTTACAAGATAAGATTCAAGATTATCAAAATATGATTTTATAGGAGGACGAGGAAATGAAAATTTATATAAAAGACGATAGCGGAGCAGAAATAGAAGTAAGAGAAATACAATCATTGAACAGTGGAGACACATTAATTCTGTCAAGTTGTGCTTGGCTAAAGCCGGAAGAAACAGAAATTTTGGAAAAACATCTATCTTTCAAAACAGAGAAAAACGTGGTTATACTTGACCCTAGATTCAAAGTGGTTGGGACGGTGTAAAAGTGAATCGAATAAATCACAACGACATAAGAGAAGTTTTAGGGCACAAAAGATTGAGCTACGAAGAAGAACAAGAGTATATAAGAAACGTAGACTTGAGATGTAATTACCCACACGTCAAACATGATATCCTTGAAGCGTACAAAGAAATAACCGACTATCAAAGACAACAAGGAGATTGGAAACAGCTTGCAACTTAAGCTGTTTTTTATATGGGTTTCTGAGTATAAGTAATAAATAGACCTTGGTTATACGCAATTACTAGTCACGCGGTAACTTGGTGAGGTAGGTGCAACTCCTACCCAACCCTCCAATTAATTTTTTAACAAAGGCAGGTGAGAAAGTGGAAAAAAGAAACTTATTTCAAAAGATTTTCGGCAAAAAAGAAGTCATAACCCAAAACGGAAAGCCCTACGAACTACTAAGCACAACTAACTATACATTCACGCCGTATTCCGGCAGGATTTTTGATTCGGATATAGTTCGTGCAGCATTAAGACCCAAGGCAAACGCTGTAGGCAAACTAAACGCCAAACACATAAGGGGCGAAGGTGCAGACCTCAGAATTAATCCTGACGCAAATTTGAGAATGATACTTGAAAGACCGAATCCATACATGAGTATGCAAGATTTTCTAATGAAAATGACCTATCAACGTGAAATTAATCACAACGCCTTTGCGTATGTAGATCGTGACGACTACGGCAGACCCACAGGAATATGGCCTATCCCTTACTCACTTGTTGAGCTACTAGAAGTCAAAGGCGAAGTGTGGGTTAGGTTTCAGTTTTGGACAGGCAAACGAATGACAGTGCCTTACACGGATTTGATTCACCTTCGAAAAGATTTTGCTGAGAATGATTTTTTTGGGGAATCCGGAGCGAAACCGCTAAAAAATCCGATGGAAGTTATTGGCTATACAGATCAATCGATCGTCGCAGCTGTAAAAAGTTCGGCGGTAATTAAATGGATTATGAAATTCAAAAGCATATTGCAACCTAAAGATGTTGAAGCACAAATCAAAGAATTCAAAAAGAATTATCTGTCGATTGAAAATGAGGGCGGAGCTGCGGCATCCGACCCAAGATACGACCTCGAACAGGTCAAAAATGAAAGTTACGTACCGAATGCAGCACAAATGAAAGAGGGAACTCAAAGGCTATATGGCTATTTTGGAGTTAACAACGCAATCGTACAAAATAATTACACAGAGGACGAATGGAACGCATTTTTTGAATCGGAAATCGAACCTATCGCCTTGCAATTATCAAACGCCTTTACACAGGCGTTTTTTTCTGCCCGAGAAAAGGGATTTGGCAACAAAATCATCTTTGAATCAAGCTCGTTGCAATACGCCAGTATGAGTTCAAAACTCGCATTGGTACAAATGGTTGACAGGGGAGCATTGACCCCGAATGAGTGGAGGTTAGTGCTTAATTTGCCGCCAATTGAAGGCGGCGACAAACCACTAAGGCGGCTAGATACAGCGGTAGTAAGCGACAAAGGAAAGGAGGAAAACACAAATGAACCAGACACAGAACCAGCAGAACCAGAAAACGGAGAGGGAATATAGAAATTTTGTAAGTTTTGAAATTAGGTCAGCAGAGGACAACAAAGAATTGTATGTTGAAGGGTACGCTGCCACATTCAACAGCCCAACGGTGCTGTGGGAATACGACGGCATTGAGTACAAAGAGCAGATTGATGACAGGGCTTTTGATGAAGCCGACCTAAGCGACGTGATTTTCAACTATAACCACCGCGGGAAAGTTATGGCAAGGACTAGGAATAAGACCTTGCAACTAAGCACAGACAGCAAAGGGTTGTACATAAGGGCAAGACTTGACGGAACCGAAGAGGGTAGACGGCTATATGAAGAAATCAAAGGTGGATATATAGACCGGATGAGTTTTCAATTTGTAGCAAAAGAATCCGCTTATGATTCTGAAAATCACATGCGTACAATTCGCAAAGTGAAAAAACTATATGACGTTTCAGCGGTGGACATTCCCGCTTACGATGATACAAGCATTAGCGCAAGGAGTTTTTTTGATCTGGAGAGAGAGAAAGAGCAGAAAGCGGCGGACGCTGCCCAATTGCGGAAAAAATTAATACTCAAAACACTACTATAAGAAAGCGAGGAAAGAAAATGAAAAGGTTATTAGAAATCGAAGCAAGAAAAAAAGAAATTAGGGCACTGTTAGAAGGTAACACAGAGGTAGACCTTGCAGCACTCGAAAAAGAACTAAGAGAACTTGATGCAGAGAAGGAACAGATTGAAAAGCGTGAAGCTATGGCAAAAAAAATAGCCGCAAATGAAATCGAAGTAAGAGAGATCGAAAAGCCGAAAGAAAAGGAAGAAAAAGAACTCTCTTACGAAGAAAGGAAAGTGAAATGGGCAAAAGAACCAGGTCCAAATGAGTATCGTGAATTCGGTGAATTCCTTCAGACCGTGAAATGGAACCCGAACGACAATGCGTTGAAGAGAAAATTATCTGACAACAAAGAAAATCGTGCATTATCTATGGGCGTGGGGGTTTCTGGTGGATTTATTGTACCTGAACAATTCGACTACAATATAAGGATGGTGCAAGACCAGACTGCAATATTCAGACCTCGTTGTCAGGTCATTCCTGCAGGCGACCCACCCGACGCGGCAATAACAATTCCTGCACTCGACCAGTCTGGTGCGAAAGGCGTTTATAGTGGCGTAAACGTTAGATGGATAGGCGAAGGAGAATTAAAACCAGAAACCGAACCAACATTCCGCGATATCAAGCTTGAACCGCAAGAAGTTGCAGGGCATACAGTGTTAACCGATAAGTTACTTCGCAATAGTGCAGCTGCCGGGGCTTTGGTTATGAGTTTGCTTAGAAAAGCTATAATTGCAAGTGAAGAGGACGCGTTTTTCACAGGCGATGGCGTAGGAAAACCGCTTGGGATTATAGGACATCCTGCAGCTATTACGATAGCAAGATCGGCTGCAAATCAGATAAGCTACGCTGATGTAATAGCAATGTTTGCCCGTGCAAAATTTGGCGGTAGACTGTTATGGATAGGTTCGCAGACAGTGTTGCCGCAACTAATGACAATGGTTGACGCTGGCAACAATCTTGTATGGCAGCCGAACGCAAGAGAAGGAGCACCCGGTTCATTGCTTGGTATTCCGTTCCAGCTGAACGATCAAAGCCCTGTTCTCGGCGGTGAAGGTGACCTGGTATTAGTTGATCTTGACTACTACATGGTTAAGGACGGCTCTGGAATTTCAATCTCCATGAGCGAACATCCATTATTCACTCAAAACAGAACCATAATCAAAGCGTTCTGGAATGTTGATGGTCAGCCTTGGCTTACAACTCCACTTTTACAGCGTGACGGAGTAAGCACGGTATCGCCATTTGTAGTATTACAATAATTTGGGAGGTATAGATAACATGAAACTATTAAGTGAAAATACAAAATTTGATATAGCCGTAGTGCCTGCATCGATTAACGGTGCAAGCACAAGTGCATATTACAGCATGAGCAAATATAGAAAAGCTCTTTTTGCTGTAACCGTCGGAGCTATGGCAGCAGGCGTAACAAGTGCGATACAGGTTATGCAGGCACAGGATGCAGCTGGGACAGGTGCGAAAGTAATAACTAACAATACCGCAACTATAACAGCAAACGCAAATGTAACTAGTGCATTAATAACAAGTGCATTGGTTCATGTTGCAAACGATACCGTAACAGTGAACGGATTAACATTCACCGCCGCAGCTGCTGACGGTGGAGTGAACAGCAGGACTTATGCGGTAGGTGCGAACGCAGGAGCTTCTGCAACTAATCTTGCTGCAAAAATTAATAGCACAATTGTAGGTGTGCCGGGCGTGACCGCAAGTGTAAACGGCGGAGTTATAACTCTTACAGTCGACGAACCGGGTGAAACAACTATTACACTTTCCGCAAGTGCCGGAGCTGTAGCAGTTCCTTCAACATTGTCTGCAATCGGCTATGTTGAATGTGATTGCACATTTTTGGACGATGCAAACGGATTTGACCACGTAGCAGTAAGGGTGACAAATTCGGCAGCAACTTTGACAGGTGCGACGCTGATAAGAGGCGAAGGAAGATATACGCCTGAGCAGCAAGTTGCAGCAGCAAAAACAGATGTGCAGCCATAATCCAATAGGAGGGGTTAACCCCTCCTTAAAGGAGGTTTGAACCTTGGGGCTTAACAAATATATAGTAACAAGCGAGTACAGAGAAGTTGACCAAACACTCAGACAGGTGGGAGAAATAATCTACACTACGCCTGAAAGAGGGTTAAAACTTGTCAAGAGCGGCAAATGTAGGCTTGAGCAAGAATATATTGCAAAAGCCGTAGACAGCCGCTACAACAAAGACGGAAACTTAGAGTTCTACTCCACTTTGACAGGTGACGTAATTTCTGTAATTAACGAAATTGGAATTGATGATGTTGAGGCAATGAAAACAAGCGTTACTCTTGAAAATTACACACCTGGTGTTGACGATCTGGCATCGACGCTTACAAGAATAATAGCAGAAAACGAGGGAAACATAAGAATTCTTTTGCCGAAAGGCACACACATTGTAACTACTGATTTTGCAGGAGGTTACGAACGTGTAAGGCTAGAATTTGCCGACGGTGCAATGATACAAGTTGCAGGTGGTGCTTTTGATTTGTCAGGAATGTACATCAAAGCAGAACCGGAACAGCAGATATTTCGCGGCAAAATATCCGGCACAATGAGTAATAATAATGTGTGCCTGAATTGGTTCGGCGTGACTTCCGACAATTACGAAGCGTTGAAAACTGCTTTTGAAGTGTCAGAGGAAAAAGCTTGCATCCACGTCCAAGAAAATTACCCGATTATCGGGAATATGGTACCTGACACAACACTAACAGAAAATATAGATGGCGTGGCTATTGGATGGGATAGGGATTTTCCTGGAGGAATAGTTTTTGAACACACAATTGACGGCGGTCAGAAAATTGAGATTACTGAAAATGATAATAGTACAAACAAGTCAAATGTATTCAGATATGTTGACGCAAATCCGGGCGAGACTTTTTTGTTGAATGTTGATACAAAAAGAGAAGCGTCGAGCGGGACAATTAACTCAAGAATAGTTGTGTCAGCCCATAATGCAGCAGGTGATCAAATCGGAAATTATCTTGTACAAGACAACACAGCTTCGAGCGATTATCAAACACTCAAATTCAAATTCACCGCACCGGCAGGAACATCAAAAGTCAGGGTTATACTCGCTAATTTCCCAGTAACTTCTGGATCCACTGGTTCGGTATGGTTCAAAAATTGTTATATAATCAGACAATTGTCAATCGACCACGGGCGGCTTGAATTTGATTATGGTGCAAAATTGGTTATACCAGTCGAAACCTTAGAACCTTACTTGAACTTGAATTGTGAAATAGCAGGAGGATTAATACAGTTATTTGACGGCAAGGTTGGAGGATCCCCGAAAGCCCCGGAATTTTTTCCGCAATGGTACGGAGCAAAAGGTGACGGCATCAACGCAGACGGCGAATTGATAACTGAAATGATTAACACTCTTGCAGATGGAACAAAAACATTTACTCTCACGATTCCCGATAACTTTACATTTCTAGGCGACATCACAATATCAAAATCAAAAGTGAAAATCAAAGGCAAAGGCACAATCAAAGGAACTGTAAAGTACTGGTATGACGTAAAAACCTACACAAACAATTCAATCGAAGATGTGGAAATAGATTGCGTCGACAGGTCTAAACCGTGTGTGTCTTTCAAAAATTGTTACGCTTGGAAAACTTCAAACGTCGACTACAAAAATGCGTCACACGCTCTAAAAATTGAAGATATAGGCGCAAGACACTCAGGACGGTTCATAATCGACCATTGCCGATTCTACAACAACGATTATGAGTTGTATGTTAATAACGACGTGTCAGGATATGAATACTTTCAGCTAGTCGACGTTCAATTCACCAACAATCAAATCTATGACAGTCGCATAACAGGTATATTCGGGCGTGGCGTGGATGGATTATTAGTTGACCGTAACACTTTCTTCATGGCAGGCTACCAAGCACAATCCGCAATCAAAGAACGCAACATTGACCTCTACAACATCAATTTTTGTATAATATCGGGTAACAACCTTTTTGAAGCCGGACTGGAATCAATATTAATAGGCAAGTACATGAACACTCAAATTTGCCACAACAACATAGCGTGGCCGGGACAAAGGCTTTTGAGTGCAGCAATAAGGATGTACGGTACTAGCAAACTAGACGACACAAGGTTGGTTAATTCCAAGATTCACGGCAACAACATTGATTCGCCAACGATGTACGGAATTAAGCTCGATTCGTACGTATACGGCTTGAGTGTAACAGATAACGATATACTTTTTGATGCTTCAAACTCAAGATATTACGGCGACGAGGTATTCAGTGCAAGTGATAGAAGGGCGATAAAAACAGATTCGACAGTTGAGGAATATGTGCTATTCGCCAACAATAACTATCCCAATAGCACTTGCGATATCTACATCAACAACAAATTGAACGGTGTTAGGGTGTTAGGCGACAGATCAACGGGCGGTAGAGTTGTTAATCTAGGCGAAGCAAGAACAGAGATAACGGATTCTTTTGCAGCGTCTAGCATGGATATGGCAAACGATACTTTTTCAAAGTACGACATGTTGATTATAACGCCGGCTCGAACATTGGATATGGTAATCAAGAATCTAGGCACTGGCGTAGAAAACAAAGAAATAACAATGTTGAACTTGTCAGCCGCAAACATAACATTTTCCGAAGTTGACGAAATGAGATTGAAAGGCGAAACAACTTTCGCAGTTAACACAATGCGAAAGTTCAAACATTACAGCGGATTGTGGTACGAGGTATAGAAGGGAGGAATAAAAGTTGAGGGATAACAAATATGAAGTAATTAAGGCTCACGCAGGACAGCTTGTAGGCGATATAATATATCTTCCTAGCGAAATAGGAGCTAAGCGGCAGAAAATGGGCTTGGTAAAGCTGCTTGAAGATTATAGCTCACAGATCGTGGACGTTAAGCGTAATGAGGACGGAGAGATTGAGTTCTATAATCGAAATAGTGGTGAAACAGTAATAAAGGTTAGCAATGACGGCGTTGAAGGAGAAACTATTGATAATATAGTTGAGGACATTGAAGAAAATAAGGCAGCTAATGCGAACTTGGAAAAATCATCTATGTTAAGATATAATGTAACTTTTTACGGGATAACTCCAGCTAACAGTTCCGAAGTAAACGGAAATGCTTTAGATAGCTTGCTTACAATTATTGAAGGTAATGGTGGCGGAGTTGTGTATTTCCCGGGGTGCATGACATCATACAGGATAGATAATGTAAAAAAAGATGCGAGCGGGAACATTTTGTTTGATTCTCAAGGTGCAGTACAGAAAAAACATATTATTCGGTCTGGTAATATAACAATTGAGGGTGACGGATACCAAAGTCAGATAGAAAGAGTTGGAGCTGCTCCGATGTTCTATTTTTGTGGGAAATCCATAAAACATCCAGATTATTCTACTGCCGATAATCAAGGCCAGATTGGGTTTCAAAGGTTGCGAATAAAAAGCTTACAAATATTATCTCCAAAAGTAGAAGCAATAATAACAGTTGAAGCAATGCACGCATTACGCATTGAAAATTGTGATTTTTATGGTAGAGGAATACAATTGCATTTACGTGAACAATTTGATAGCAAAATTATTTCAACAGATTTTAACGAATCTGGTCGTAGTGATGAAATAACCGAGACATTTACAACTGATTCTATTGATTATGATAGTCCAAGTTTAACTTTTTCGCCATCAATTCTACTTGAAAGTAGTGTGAAAAGTTATGCTCAAGTTGGTTATGAAACGACTGGATTAACACTTGAATTTACTAATCAAATTTTATTTTGGGGTTGTAGATTTGAAAGTTTTTATGGTGGAGCGGTTTGTTCAAAAGGTAATGGTACAAATGGAATTAGATTTACAGATTGTAAATTCGAAACTCTTATGTCAGCAATACCAACATTTGTATTTCTTGATTCGTTTAATGCCAATAGCATTCAAAATTGCTATATTGATCGAGCATCAACAAGTAGGTATGGTGATTTTTCAACAGTACCAGTAGTGTTTGTTGCAGGAGAGTTCGTTAATAATAATATAGATATGCAACTAAGTACATTTAATGAAAACCCAAGTACTCCATTTGCAACTGATCTTATTAAAATCAATACTCCAATTGAGAAATTTTCAGGTAATAAATTCAAAATTCATTATATGCCTTTTTTCTCCGATGGTACAAAGTATCTTGCAGATGGAAAATATCTTATTAATTATACTTACCCTCATCAATTACATTTAAATGGGAACAAGGTAGAAGCTTTAATTCCGCAGCAATTTGGCACTCAAAAAGTTGATTTTGATCCGTATCCTCCAATAACTACAGCTCCAACTGACGGTTATCACAGCAAAGGAGAAACTATATTGTTTTCGGTACCAGATAGCGAAGGTTATACTGCTGCAAGATGTGTAATAGCTGGTACGCCAGGA